GGTCATTGTGTTGTAACCGACTTGACCGTTACCCCAACTTTCTTTGTATTGCCAGGGTGGATCGGCATAGATAATATTATACTTTTTGTTTGCAAACATTAACCAACCTCTCCCCAATTGTTTCCAAGTTCCTGATCCACTTTACTCGGCACTTTAAGAGGTAGCCCTGTCTCCATGATTTCTGTAATCTTATTTGCTTGCTGTTCGCTCTCAACACTAAAGCAAAGTTCATCGTGAACAGTCATCAACGGAATCAACCCCTCGGCGTAACAATCGGCCATAGCCTTCTTGGTTTGATCCGCTGCACTGCCTTGAATAAGTTTGTTGAGTGCTTTGTAGGTAAACGCTCTTCGTATTCTTTGTGGACCCCACTCGGCTTGAGCGTCTTTAAGTTTCTTAGGTTTGTGGTACTCAAAGCTTCGAGGTTCCCACATATCAAATCGACACTTGCGACCTAGGATCGTTCGTATTCTACCGTCCTTCTGAGCTTTGTTTGAAACTCTGTCAGCAAGACCTTTAACAAACGGAACCTTCTCATGATACGTTTCAAGAAGGTTCTTAGCGTCATCAATTGTTATGTCCAACGTTGCAGCAAGCTTTGCCCGACCCATACCATACATAATACCAAGATTAACCGTCTTGGCTTGCTTTCGACTAATTCCTGCCATGTCAGCAACCATTTGATGAAAGTCAGCGTCGCCCTTGTGATACTCCTCAACAACGGACTCAATCTGTGCATGTTTTTCCGACTCGGTTAGAGACGCACAATAATGCACCAAGAGCCTCGGTTCTTGGCTTGAATAGTCAAAGGATCCCCACTTGTGTCCATCTTCAGGAATAAACAGCCCACGGATAAGAGACTTAATTTCAGGCTCTCTGGCAGGGATCTGCTGTAGGTTGGGGTTAGAGGACGAGAATCTGCCTGTTACCGTTCCACCGTCGTCAGAACGCAACTGGTGGAATTCACAGTGTATTCGTCCCTTATGTTCATGACGTAAGATACTATCGATAAATGTATTGTGTGCTTTGTCCAGTTCTCGAAGTCTCAGGATTTTTGCTGCGATGGGGTGAGGACACCCTTGCAGATATGCTTTGGTAAACGATGGCTTGTTGGAGGTATCCGTTTTGTTGTAGGGTATCTTGTAGTAATCAAACGCTTTCGCCACACTTGTGGCAACCCACGGTTCAACGTTAAACCCCAAGTCTTTCTTGATGTCAGCGTTTATTGCCGTCTTCATTCCCATGAGTTTCTTTTTAGCTCGTTCCGCTCCATCAACATCAACCTTGACCCCACGCTCTCGCATATCAATCATCAACGGAATCAGACTTGTTTCCAGATCGAAGATTGTTTTTAACTCTTCAGAGTTTAATTCTGTTTCAAATCTGTTCCACAGCTTCAGGGTCATTCGAGCATCTTGTTCTGCGTAGGCTCCCACATACTTTGCTGGAAGTCGCCACATGTCCTTTTTTGGATCCAGACCAAAGCTTTTGGCCGCCGCTCGTAAGCTTGCTTCACTCTTGCCCATGCCGATGTAATCTCGACCCAGGTTGTTTAGGCTGTAGCTAAACCGGTTTTCATCAATCAAAGGAGCAGCAATCATTGTGTCTATAATCCTACCTTCAATACGAACACCTGCCCACCGTAGCCACCCTGCATCATACGTTGCGTTGTGCATGATTTTAGGAATATGGGGCGTTGCTAACTGAACCTTTAACCATTCCATCACACGACGCTGTGTGAGGTTTCCACCGCCCTCATGCTTAATCGGGTAGTATCCCTCAAAATCCCCTGCGGCGATGGCTATACCGACGATAAATCCGTCGTTGCGTGTCCAACCTGGCCCCAAGGTCGTGAGGTTTGGATCACAGGTTTCTAAATCAATCGCCATAAACTTACACTTTGTTAAATCGGGAAACTCGTCAGGGGCTGTCCAATCAACTTCAATAAGATTAAGTTCCTCACGTTCCCAGAAATCTAACATGCTACTACTTTTGACCATCACATGCCTCCCCAAGCAGAGCACCGTAACCACAAATATCTATGGCACTGTCCTCGTGCGTTGGTGTTTCAATCAACCGAGAAAGCTTTACGGCAATCATGCACATATATACTTGCTCAACGGTAACGTCATGCCCCAATAAAACCTTCCACATTTTAGCAATGCGTTCATGGTTAAGATACGCATCACCATAGTCCTTGGCTCTCGGACCATTGATCATTCGCTCTGCCTCTTGTAGTATTTCATCTCTTTTCATATTTCATACCTGTACTTTGCGCCTGTTTCTATTATATGCAGATTTTCTTTGGTTCTTGTTATGCCTGTATAGAAAATCCTGTGCTCGTCGTCAGGGAACCTACTGTTCACGCAAGGATAAGCTGACTCTGTAAACAACATAATATTGTCATCTTCTCCCCCCTTCATTGCATGAATGGTCGATAGTTTAATTCTAGGTTTGTTTATATCCTCCCCTCGTTTAATTAATGCCGACATGTAATTCTGATCATCATCAGACATATTTACAATGCTGTTTGCGTGTCTGTCCTTTGGAGCAATAAGACCGTGATGCTCCACCAAGTCCTCATAACTTAGCATGGCCTCTGGATCGACATACTCTAACGTCTTTGCCGATCCTCGTTTAATAACAGCGTTCTCGCCCTGCTTTGGAACAATCCGGTATAAAGCATGAGCATCACTCAGAGAAATCGAAACTCCATCTATTAATGTATTCCAAGTATTAATGCCCCTCATGTAATCGGGACTTATGCTTGGCACTCCGTATCGTTCAAAGAAGTATCCGCTTTCCCTTAACTCCTCTGCAACCATGCCAATAATCTTATTGGTTCTTGCCATAATAGTCCACGAACCGTGGTCAATGTTTACATCGTACCATGAAGAATGATAATCAATGTTGCCCTCACGCTCAGTCGGAGCCCATTGCTTCTCGAACCTTACGTCTATTCTCCCTACAACTCTGTTCGCAAGCTTGTGTATTGACGAGGGAACTCTATGACTCTGCGTTAGAATTTCAACCTCATCACACGCTTCCATAAACTGCTCAACCCGAACGCCCATCCATCGATGAATAGCTTGGTCATCATCTCCTGCGTACCAAACACGTTCTGTTGTTTGCTTTAGTACCTCAACCTGCTTCCATTGCAACGGAGTTAAATCCTGTGCCTCATCCACAATCAACACCTCAAGAGAAGGGGACGTACCTTGCTCCACGAACAATCGAATCATGTCAGTATAATCGTATTTGTTATTCTCAGCTTTATATAAAGTGTAGATCTCATTAACCTTTTTAAGCATAGGCCAACTTAAATCATAGTTACGAGCGTCATTGTATTGCTCTTCTAACGTAAGCATTCTGAGCGTGGCTCGTCCAATCATCTCTAGGTACTTGTTTCCCTCTTGAACAGCCGCAGGTAAAATGCCATCGGCAAGACTTGCCGCTGTGTTGTTGCTAAAAGCCATTCCCAGTAGCAATCCAAGCTTTCTGAAATCATAACGAGAAACAACTTCTTCTGCTTTCATTCCCATCCATTGAAATCCTGTTGAGTGCAGAGTGCGAAACCAAGGTACATCTCTATCTGACAATCCAAGTTCCACTGTTGTTCGAGCTTTGGCTTCTTCAATAGCTTTCTTTGAGAAGGACACAAACCCTATTCTCTCTGGAGCAGTGCCATTTTGTAATTCTTGCTTTACGATGTTTATAAGAGTGTAGGTCTTACCGCATCCAGGGGGACCAAGTATAAGTTTTTCTGTCATGTTAAACTCCACACATCCCATCACATTCATCAAGAAAAGATATTTGTCCTTTGTCCTCTGCATTATCGAAGTCTACCTCATCAAGAGGTTTACAAGAACGATGAACAAACTGCTCCTGTTCAAATGTTGGAAGCTTTCTAATTTTTTTATCAAACTCAACTACGTCTTTAAATTCATCTGGCTTATTAGTTTTTAAATCATGCCAATATTTATCATCATGGAAAGGACAACAGAGACACGCTGATTTTTCTGGTAAAGGAAATTTATTTTTATTCATCCAGTCAATACAATCTTGTCTTGACATATT